TGGGAATTCACAGTGCGGATGAGCGCTGCTCACAAGGTCGGTATTTTTCGGTGTGTGGTCACCGAGTCTGAGTTTGTCCCCATAGAGGGAGATCTCTTTCTTGTTCGTTTACGAGGTGCCAAGTTCAAGGACATTCGTTCTTACTTGTGCGCTGACTACTACACTCCGCCTCCTTATGGGGGGAAGGCCATGATAGACTCTTGCACGGTGACTGTTCATCAGTCGGGTCGTATTGTGGCTCATGACTCCAATTTTGGAGAGGTGGTTGTTGAGAGACCACTCTCTTATCCGTGGAGGGAGCATGCTTCTGGGAAGTGTGGGCTTCCTCTTGTTGCTCAATTTTCTGGTGGCTCTGGTATTGTCGGATTCCATGTAGCTGGATCATCCGGCGAGTTGGCTTTTTCACAGAGCATTCGCAAGGCGGACGTCGATCGCGCCATCAAGTTGCTGGAGAAGGGTAGTTGTGCCCTTTCCATCAACAGTGAAGGTCTTTTGCGGCTTCCGTCGAGAGTTACGCGCATTGGATCTGTGTCGGAACGTTCCCCTCTCAATTTTGAGGAGGTGCCTGGCTTGAATGTGTATGGTGGCCTTGAAGGTTACTCTGTTCTCAAGTTGGGAAAATCCAAACTCCTCTCAACTCCTTTTGTACATTACGCTGAGCGGCTCACAGGAATTAGTCCTTTTGACGCTAGCGGTGCTCCCCTTTTTGGGGCTCCGGTATTTGCTGCTGGTCTGAACAAGATCACCGGCGAGTATCAAGGTCCCTACAACCATTTTGTGAAGAAGGCGGGAGTTTTGAAGAAGAGCTTGAGTCCTGTCACTCTTGCTCAGACGATCGATTTGGTTTCCGAACACCTTATCACGTCTCTCCGTGCGCGTGGTGTGACTACACTGCGTCCAGTCACACTGGAGATTGCCCAGAACGGCGATCCTTGTGACTTTTACATGCGCGCGATGAAACCATCAACCTCAGGTGGTTTTCCCTGGCCCGGAGCGAAGAAGAAATTCTCCCGCGAGTGCTGTCTCGATTTTAAAGTCGATTCTTACATGCCCCTGTTTGATGTGAAGGAGCAGGTGTACGAGCAGTGTGCCGCTTATGAACGCGGCGAGGATGCACTGCCTCTTCTTGGT